CGCCAAGGTTCTGGAGCGCACCGCCGGTCTTCAGCGCAACCTCGTGGTGCGCGACGTTACGCACGCTCGTGAGATCGTGGTGGAAGTGTTCCGGCGGATCGGCGGCATGGCGGCCGCGCCGCTGGGCGACCTCGTCGGGCACTGCGCGCAAGCGCAGCTGCCCATAGTCGCAGTCCTGGAACATATCCCCAATCATGACGGGGATCGATCAGCAGCCACATAGCGGCGGCGCCATAGCGCGCACCTTCACCGCGGCCGAGCGCGAGCAGCAGCGCATTGCGCACCTGGTGCTCGGCGCGCCGCGTCCGCCAGCGGTGCTGCCGAAGCGACCGCCCGGCGTGTCGAAGCAGGAGTGGAAGGTCAGCAGGGAACGCCTGCGTCGCCAAGGTGCTCAGCTCGCGCCGGGGATCGAGGAGCGGGTCGCTCTTCGCGAAGCATGGCGGGGCATCGAGGGCACGCCGGAAACCAAGGAGCACGCGGTGCGGGTTGCCAAGCGGGAGGGCTCGCTTGCTCGCCTGGTGCAAAGCGGCGCGCTCGATCGGCACCAGCTCGCGGCCGCGGAGGAGATCGCGACCGCATACGACCTGATCACCGCCGAGGTCGCCGTTCGCACCGCCAAGCTCGAGCGCAGCACCGGCGGCGGCCCCGACGCTGCAGCGGCGGTACCGTTGCGCCGCGTGATCCTGGAGCGTGCCTATACGCAGTGGCGTGCGAACGTGGCGCCGCATGCTGACATGCTGCTGGCCATCATCGTCGACGATATCGGCCTGACGATCGCCGCCCGGCGCTGGCGGATGTCGAACCGGCGTGCGCGATCGGTTCTGGCGCTCGCGCTTGATCGTTGGCGCCGTCATTAAGGGGACTGCTCTTTCGCGCAGTGCGCGAGTGAGCAGGCCGAAAAACGGTCACGCAGACGGCAAAAACGACCCCGCCATAGTTGCGCCCGCCACCCCAGCCCGGGGTTGGCGGGCGCTGTCGTTTCGGGGGTATCGACATGCAGCTTGCCCAAGCAATCACCAGCCTGATCATCGCCGCGGCTCCAACCGCGGCCGACAACGACGCCTTTGACGCGACCGCGCGATCGCTCAGCCAGTATCGATACAAGACGATCGTTCGGCTGGCGCGCGAGCAGGTACCGCTGCGTCGTGCCGCCTTCATCCTTCGTCGCCGCGCCCGCGGCCCTTCCAAGCTCGCCCGGCGCATGCGCCGACAGCGCGAGCTCGGCCGCGCAGGGAGCTTCTGAGCCCCATGCCGGCGACGAGCCAGCGCCGCCCAGCGCGGTTGGACGAGTTAGATCGTCTCACCCCCCGATGGGACGATATCGTCCGCCGGGCGGCGCTGGCCACCCGCTCGGAGCGCGAGACGCACCAGCTCGAGGAGGACGCGCAGACGTTCGCCGATGACTTGGTCGCGGCCTTTCGCGGCCGGAACGCGCGCCGGCCGAGTGCCGCGCCGCTGTACGTCAGCCCTGATGGCTTGTCGGCAGGCTGGTGATGACGAAGGCCCTCGACATCATCGCCGGCATCACCGCCTCGGCCCATCCCGATAGCGCACAGGTCGTCGTGACGATCGGCCTGCTGCGCCAGATCGAGCGGCAGGCCCAAGGCGGTCCGGTCGCGCATGCCGTCCTCACGACGGTCGATCCCGCCCGCAAGGAGACCGCTCAGTGAAGATCCGCATCAACGCCCCGGCCGAGCAGCTGACGCCGCTGCTCGAGCGCTTCGCCCAACTCGGTGTCGAGCTGGACCTTGCCGAAGCGGCTCGGGCCGACGGCTATGCCGCGGTGAACTCGATCGCCGACAAGATCGCGCTGCCGATCGTCAAGGAGATGGACGAGATCCGTGCGGCCGTTGAGCCGTGGTGGAAGCGCAACGGCGCCAGCCTTCTCACGGGCAAGCGCAAGACGGTCGAGCTGGCCGGCTGCATGATCGGCAGCAAGGCCGGCCGCTCCAGCCTGCAGTTTGCCGGTGGCGATGACACGGCGGCCACGGCCGCCCTGCAGGCGCACCGTTGGGCCAAGCCCTACGTGCGCGTGACCTATGCGCCGGACAAGACGGCGATCGGCACTGCGCTGACCGGCAAGCATGCCAAGCAGCTCGCCGAGCTGGGCTTCAGCAAGCCGGCCGGCGCCGAGACGTTCGTCCTGGAGCGCGTCGTCCAGGAAGGCACCGTCACCGCCTGATGACACGGCCGCCAACGCAGCGCTTGCGCGGCCGTGCCGGGCAAGCGCAGCGGCTGCGTCGGCTCAAGCGCACCAACGGCCTGTGCGAGCGCTGCCTCGCTGCAGGCCGCACCACCGTCGCTGCTGTCGTCGACCACATCAAGCCGCTGGCACATGGCGGCTCGGACGACGATGACAACACGCGCAACCTCTGCGATCCGTGCCACCTCGAGGTGACGGCCGAGCAGTTTGGCCAGCAGGTGCGGCGCGGTCGGCCAGGCGTCGGAGAGGACGGCCGACCGCTCGACCGCGACCACCCCTGGGCAGCCGCCCGGCCGACGGTCGGCGCCGCAGCCCGGCGGACCCCCCGGGGGGTCGAAAGTCGGGCGCCGACCCTGCCGGACACCGCGAAGTGGGACCGTGCGCACTGCGAGCAATTCCAGACTAAAAAGTTCGGGCCGGCGGGAGGGTGATGCGATGACGGTTCCCGCTCCAACGCCGAAGCCCAAACGGAAGCCGCGCAAGGTATTGCCGAAGAAGCCGGCGGCCGCAGCGACGCCCACGCCCGCGATCGAGCGGGTTGAGATCGGGAACGTTCTGGAGCCTGATTGGATCGCGCTGCTTCCCGATGAAGCCGAACGTTCGGTCGCGTCGGGTCACTGGCGGCGCGTTGCGCGCGAGATGTTCGATCGCGAGATCCTGTCATCGTCGAACGGCCATGCGGTGCAGCGCCTGGTGCTCGCGTACCTGGTCTATAACCGCTGCTCGAACGCAGTCGCCGCCGGCGGAATCGTCGACGAACCCGACAACGAGAAGAACCCGAAGGCGATTGCGCGCCTGTCTATCCACTACAAGGCCATGCGCGAAGCGGAGAACACCGCCGAGCGGCTCGAGGCGCAGCTGGGCCTTTCGCCCGGGCGCCGGGGCAAGGTCGCAAAGGTGGTGACGAAGCGCGAGCGCCAAGCGGGTGCCGACGCCTTCCTTGGCTCGCCGGGTTAGCGCGGAGCCGCTTGATCCCACCACCGCCTGGGCGGCGGCGGCGGTCCGCGGCGACTTCGTCGTCGGTGACCTGGTCCGACATGCGGCGGAGCGACACCTGCGCGATCTGCGCGACGCGGAAAGGCGCGGCTATTTCTGGCGGCCGGAGCTGGCGCAGCGCGCGCTGGACTTCTTCCCGTCGCTGTTCACCATCACTGACGGGCCGGCGGAGGGGCAGCCGTTCCGACTGATCCCGTATCAGACGTTCATCGTCGGCTCGCTGATGGGCTGGGTAAATGCCGCGGGACGCTGGCGATTTCGAACGGCCTATGTCGAGACCGGCAAAGGCCAGGCGAAGTCGCCGATGATGGCGGGTCTGGGCCTTTACGCGATGGGCTGGTGCGGATTTCGCCGCGCGCAGATCTATTCGATCGCGGCGAACAAGCAGACGTCGATGGTGCTGTTCAAGGATGCCACGGCGATGTGCCGGGCGCGGGTGCCGGGCTACGACGAGCACGAAACGCTCGAAGAAATGGGTCATGTCGTGATCCGCGGTGAAGGCGACAACGCCGGCAAGATCGAGCATCCGGCATCGCAGTCGTTCTTTCTGCCGCTGGCCGATGGCAAGCAGCAGTCGGGGCCGCGGCCGCGCATGGTGCTGGCCGACGAGATCCACGAGTTCAGCTCGATCGACCAGATCGAGATCTGGCAGGCGGCAATCGACAAGATCGCGGGCAGCGCGATGATGGTGCTGGGGAGCAACACCCCGGCGGTGTCGCAGCATGTCGGCACCGAGATCTCCGACACCGCGCAGGCGGTGGCGAAGGGCGATGTCAAAAGCGACACGGCATTCGGCTTCGTGGCGCGCACCGACAAGCGCGATCACGACACGATCTTCGAGAACGAGGAAGCCTGGCACAAGTCGTTGCCGGCGCTGGGCGTCACCTATCCGATCACGAATATCCGCGAGGCCGTGGCGGAAGCGCAGACCCGTCTGTCGAAGGCTGCTTCGGTCAAGCGGCTGTATTTCGGCATCCCGGCGGGCGCGGCGGATTTCTGGCTGGATGAAACGAAATGGGCGGCGGTCCTGGCCGACGTCGACCAGGAGACGATCGCGGCGCTGAAGGGCTGCCGTTGCTGGCTCAGCCTCGACCTGTCGAAGAAGAACGATCTGACCGCGCTCACCGCCACCTGGCTCGATGGCGCGGGGATCCTCTGGCAGAAGACCTGGTACTGGACGACGGCCGAGGGGCTTGCCGATCGCGCGACAGCCGACAAGGCGCCCTATGAGAAATGGGTCGCCGACGGATGGCTGACCGCGGTACCCGGGGCGACGATCGACAAGTCGTTCATCGCGGCCGAGATCGCCAGGATCTGCGCCGAGCACAACGTCCAGGAGCTGGTGTTCGACCCGGCGCAATTCGCCGACTTCGAAGCCGCTTGCGAAGACATCGGCTTCCCAGCCTGGACCTATGAGGGGCCGGACAAGCCGGCGGGTTCGGGGCTGAAAATGGTCAAGCACGCGCAAGGCCCGAAGGTCATGTTCGAGGGCAAGCAATATTGCATGCCGCGCTCGATCGAGCGGTTCGAAGACCGCATCCTCAAGGAGACGATCGTGATCGACAACTCACCCGTCACCTATGCCTGCGCGTCGAACGCCGCGCTGGTCGAGGATGGCCAGAAAAACCGCGCCTTCGACAAGAAGCGCTCGCGCGGCCGGATCGACGGCATCGTGACCTGCGCCATGGGCGCCGGCGCGGCCGACAGCGCCGAGCTGGCGGCCGAAAGCTACGAAGGAACCTTCTTCATCGACCTTGATGAAGATGCCGAAGAGGACGCCGAATGAGCGGGTATAAGCTATCCGCGCGAGCGGCGGAGGTCGAGGCGCGCCGATCGGCCGGAACGTCGGCGCCGCAAGCGGCAGTCGACAGCATCCCGGTCACGATGGGTGATGCCAGCGTGTTCGAGTGGTTCGGCGGTGGGCAGCAGGCCGCCGGCGTCACCGTGACGCCGGAAACGGCGATGCGGTCCACCACCGTCTGGCGCTGCACCACCCTGATCTCGGGCACGATGATGTCGGCGCCGCTTGGCGTTTACGAGCGCCTGCCGAACAATGGCCGGCGTTACCTGCCTGACCATCCGTTCAACCGGTTCCTGCAGGTCGAACCGAACTACGAAATGAGCGGCCCCGAGTTTATCGAGCTGGCCGCCATGCAGATGCTGCTTCGCGGCCAGGGCTATGGCCTGATGCGCCAGGCACGCAACGGCACGATCACGCGGATCGACTATTACCACCCGGCGCGGGTGATGCCGTATCGGTCCGCCAGCAACGCGATCTGGTACCGCTTCACCAACGAGGACGGCACCACCGAGGATCACCACGCCTCCTACGTGCTGCATCTCCGCGGCCCGGGTCGCGACGCGGGCGGGATCCGCGCGCTGTCGGCGATCGCCCACCACGCGCAGGCGATCGGCATCAACCTGGCGACGC